TGACCGCAGCGGTGTTTGTTGGAAAGGGCACGGCTGAGCCAGTGCCGGTTTGTCCGCCGGTGATGAAGTCTTCCCAGCCTGAATAATTCAGTCGATGCGGAACAAAGAAATGGTGTACTCTAACCTGTACAGGGTGCATCACGGGTGCCACTAAGGGTGACATCCGAAGCAGGACGGAGGTGCTGTGTTGGATTGTATCGCCGGGCAGCACTTCCGTCAGCCCACATGGAATTAGTTGTCCTAAGTCACATGTCAGCAACCGGTAGTGTGACAGTGAATGCTTGTAACGCTTCATAAGCTCCTCTTCCAGGGCGCACGGACGAAGCCGACCGCCCCCTCTTGTTGTTGAACTCTGGCCTTTCTGGCCTTGTGATACTCCGATTCACTCTGATTCCCTCTCTCGATCCATTTCTGTTGTTGTAGCCGAGTGTTGTACTCCTTTCGTTGTTTCGGCGATATGTCCATTTTCTGGTCTAAAAGGCCCTTGAGGTACCTCCCTAATGGGTAGGTCTTGGGACCAATCCGGACCGTACGTGATGGCATCCCGCCCGAGGCGTTTAAAGCAGCCTGGCCCGCTACCGTGCGGTAGGCAGAAGCCAGATTGTCGATGCTCGCGTGTCCAATCCCTGGTTTCTTTGACATGAGCGCGAACTCGGGCGGTCTCCCGTTGAGCAGAGGATTGCCCTTTTTCGTCAATTTCTTCAGAACGTAACCGCAGACATACGATAGGCTCCCCTGTTCTGCTGTACCAACATGGCTCAAACCCTGGATCCACAGCGAGACAGCTTGTGAGCTCTCCGCATATCCGACACCGAACAAGATCACATGATAGTGAGGGCGGAACGTTACTTCTCCATACTCCCCCACCAGGAAGTAGCGGATTTTTCTGGGTGAAAAGTGTTCTCTGACGCGCTTTAGCCACAGTTGCACATCTCGCTTTTGAAGGTGGCCGCCTGCTGGTAGGTACTCATCCGCATACGTCAGTGTCAAGAAACAGGAGAGTGGCGCGGTGAGCATTTCAAGCTGCAACCGCGCTACCCATTCCCTTTGTTTGTTAATCCTGCATGGTAGACATTGCCCGCACCCGAACTCCATCAGACCCTTGTGAAAGGGTTTCTTGCAAATCACATCCGGACCCCGACCCGTAAGGGTCTTCCCATCGCTGTCCTGCTGATCTTGGCACGGCCACGCCGCCGACCAGTAGGACGTTTGCCACGGCGCCGGCCTGCACTGCCACGTCTTGAGAATCGCATAGTTTCACCTCCTCTCTTTTCATTTGAAGAACTCATCTGCTTTCTTCTGGAGCCAGTTTTTGGGCCTGTTCATCCGACCCATTTTTTCTTGGTCGCGCAGTGGCGCGTAGTACTCTGAGGGCTCTTTCTGGCCGAGATACCGGAGTTTCAGAAAGTCTTTCAGCCAATTGCCTCCGTAGGTGTTTTCGTTGAGTTTGAGTAGACCCGCATAGCTTCCTAGGGACATCTCCGAGAGAATTTCCTCTGGTGATTCGCCTGCCGTCTGAGGAAAGAGCATCGGCATACCGTGGAATTGCCGCTCTTCATAGCCTGGGTGAAGTCCTGCCGCTATATCCGGATGTCCTGGTTTGGTGCTGAGTTGTTCCACGGCTTTGAGATCGATCACGCCTGTTCCTGGCGGATCGTAGGTTTGACCCTCTATCTCGACTGGTCCGACTGAGACTTGGCCTTCTCGTTGTACTCCCATACCTGGCATGGGGGCTGCTGGTGTCTGCCTCTGCCGAGCGGCTTCTGACAGGTACATTTGACGCCGTGCATCAGATTCTGCGAGCTGGGCCGCTCCGAGGGACATATCCATGTCGTGTTTTTCTCGCTGTTGTCGGTCGAGCAGCCGAGACACGGCTGTACCCACACCTTGACCCATTTCACGGAGTGCTGGTCCCATCTGATCGTCCAGTGTAATCGGGAATGTTGATGCTGTCCCTGCTCCCATGGCATAGACTGGATGGATACCGGCTTTTTCTGCATCACGGACCTTCCATTGTAATTGATTATTAAGGACTTCCCGTTGAAAGTTCCGGTTGTCCTCCATCATGTCTTTGTTGTAGTCGTTACTTAAGATCCCGCCGAGCATGCCCATACCGCCTGTAATGAGTGGCGGGAGAATACTTTCAATTCCTGGTCCCTCTGAAGCCATGTTAGATACTCCTTTCACACTGCACGGTCGAGCTCTCGGTACGTTTGTAGGTGCCGCCCTTTCCTGGCGACTTGCCTTTCTTTCCGGCTATACCTTTGGCGAATAAGACCCCAGCGCGAATGGCGCGGGTCTGGCATACATTTTGTCTCGTCCCGTCCTGGAAGAATAGGCTATGGATTGGTTGCTCTCTGATGGCTTCGTCTTCTTCGACGGCCCAGAGCTGTTGGTTTTGTCGCTCGATTCTCTCGCGTTGTAGGATTCGAGCGGCTGCCGCCTTCTGGTTCGGCGGTGCCGCTCTCTCCCGACGCCACACGACGGCCTTACCATTTGAGGGCTCTTGATCTCTCCGGCGCAAGTAATACTTAGAGCTGCGCTCGCGCGTGAGTTTGGGCCGTTGTTTGGTGGCGGCTTGTGCTCTGGTCCGAGGTCTGAACCTGAAGAGCCGAGGCATGGTGTCTCCTTTGTGATACAGTTTTTTGAGTGCGTGACGCTGTCACTTAGCACAGTAGTTATCAAGGTTACTACTGTGCCCCGCCATCGGCGGCGAATTTTTTTACGGCTGTTCGGTCTTTTTGGCCTGTTCGGCCTTCCATTGTAGGAATTGTTGATAGTCGGCATCGGCCTTCGGGTCCGCTGCCGGTTTTGTTTTTTGTTCCGGTGGTTCTATAAACTTGGCTTCCCTGGGGGCCTCCTCCTGCATTTGTCTGAGTTGATAGGGTGTATGGAGGCTGTCTTCATCAACATCGAAGTCATCCGACTCTTCGAATGTTTCCTCTCCTGCTTCTGCTGCGCGCTTGGATTCTACTCTGACGAGCGTTTGAATCAGTGTTGTGAGATCCGTTGGGGCTCCGAAGCCCACGGGTACTGCTAATGGTGTTTGGTCTGGGATCTGCTCCCCTTTGTCGTTGAAGTTCGCCATTTGGTTTTGCCTTTCATGTTTCCGCCCACGGCCCAGAGGCCGCAGGCGGCTCGATTTTTGGGATTAGAGAATTTTCCCTATTGTCTGATGTCCGACAAGTCGCCGAGCCTGGATGTTATGGTTGACCATGACCCATGCGACGTTGTTTGTTTGTACCGCGAAGTTTCTTTTTCCAGGATCACACTCGATAAATGATCCATTGAGTACTGGCAACGCCGCGAATGATCGGGCCATATGCCAGAAGTTGAGGGTTGATCGAAAGTCTCCATGGACGCTGGATTCCGTATGCCTATATTCGTTGTACCGATCCTGGTACCCGAAGATTTGGGCATCGGTTGCTGTTCCGTTCATGAACAGCTCTGCGTTCGTGATGCTCTGTTGTCCAATGAGCTCCAGTTCTTTCTGGTAGAAGTCTTCCTTAGTGCGTTTCAGGTAGGTGCGCGGAATTCCTTGGATATACATGGACTTAGGACGCAGAGAAAGCATGGTCATGATGTAGCCATGTTCCTCTACGAAATATCGATATCGGTTCGACCGTAGGGCGGCAATACCATGCCCTTTAAGATCGCCAATTGGCGAGCCTGCTGTGTCGCTACCCGTTCTAAGGACTTCAGAGAAGCTGACTGTCTGCTTACCACCTCCCAAGTACTCAGGACGATCCAACCGTTGATCAGCACTCCGAACACCAAGATACCTAAGATACTCAGTGTAACGAGCTCCATATTGTGCGCGTGCCTCCTGATAGCGCTGCAAAGCCAGGGCCAACCGTAATTGATTGACCGTTGCAGCAGTGGCCTGGTCGAGGTTTGTTTGAAGGCCCGTGGTAAGGAATTGCATAGGGCCTGCTGTTGAAATGTTCGACGTCCAGGCTGCATCTCTGGCTGTTGCGGTTTTGTTCTCGAGATTGACCGCCGGATCTGCGGTTCCCGTTCGACGGAAGGTCGGCGAGACGCCGGTTGAGGTCACAGGAGCGACTGTTCCTAAAGGCAGAGAGACTGCCGGACCGCGTTGAGTCCACGGACGACAGGTGGTGAAGTAGTCCTTTTCCCAGGCGCATCGCTGGAGGGTCGCGGAATCTTGACCGACGACCGAGAGTAGATCCTGATCCCGATAGTACTCATTGAAAATCTCATTATACGCCCGAATGGGCAACATACTAAACGCGCCGATCGGCAGGTTATTGCCGGTCGGGATGCCGAGATAATCATAGAGTGAGCCGACTGCCGGTATGACCGCAGCGGTGTTTGTTGGAAAGGGCACGGCTGAGCCAGTGCCGG